AACGCCATGATTGTATGCAGGATTAGACACGCCCAAGATCATGCGTAAAACACAAATGGATTTGACAACGGTGGTACGCTATAAATCGCTAGCGAGCGCGTGTGCGCGGTTGCTCGCGACCGCGATGTTAGCTATCGGGGGAGTTCTATTCATAAATGAATCACCTATAACTGAGACTGCTAAAGCAGTCGAGGTAAAAGATATTAAACCTATAAGCATTAAAGAAGCTATAAAAAGCCAACTAACATTAGTTACCTATAATTGTTTAGATACTCTTGCTATTAAAGAAAGCAACTGGAACTTTAATGCTGTCAATGGTAGTCATCATGGATTCCTTCAAGGTAGATCTAAGTGGTTGGCTACTGCCAGCCCAGCACAGCAGTATGACTGGGCAAGTAGGTATGTTGCTCATCGCTATGGAGTTACAGAGTATGATGAGCCTGACTTCTGCGCAGCGTTAGATCATTGGAAGGCTAAGGGATGGCATTAGATAAGCTGAACTCAAGACGCTATAGAGGGCAGCGTGAACGTGTGTTCAATCGTGATGGCAGGGTATGCCAGATCTGTGGCACAGATGAAGGCGATATGCACATCGATCACATCATCCCAAGAAAGTCTGGGGGCACTCATGATCTTGATAATCTCAGGGTGCTGTGTAAGAGCTGTAACTTACGCAAGGGTGCGCTCAATGATGGTGTTTTTTTAGGTAAGACGGCTACCCCCCCTGTCTTTTCATCCTGTATATACCCGATGCAGTCCGAGCCGATGCCAGACAGTCCTTTTAAGATCCGACCTAATCCGAATCAATGACGAATAAACCCAAGTCAGTCAAAGCTCTACGAGGGGCAACCGAGCCAAGGGTTCACACGCCACTTCTAAAGGGCAAGTCCAGAGCTAGCGAAGTCATTGAAATGGTTGAACGTCTAAAGATGGATAAGCTCATGCCTTATCAAGAATTTATCCTCAAGCAGATGATGATGGTTGATAAGAAGGATCAGTACCGCGTAAAGACTGCGCTATTGCTTATTTCGAGACAGAATGGCAAGTCTCACCTAGGCAGAGTCCGAGTTATCTGGGGCATGTTCTATGGTGATGAGAAGAAGCACATAATCATGTCCTCAAACCGAGCAACGGCCTTGATGACCTTTCGAGAGATTGCTTGGATCATTGAATCGACTCCAGAGCTAAAGGCAATGACTAAGGCTGTCAGATATGCCAATGGTGGCGAGCGCATCGAGCTGCTTAACGGGGCAACGCTTGATCTAGTATCAGATACTCGAGATTCAGCTCGTGGTCGCACAGCTGACTTCTTATGGATCGATGAAGTGCGCGAAATCTCTGAAGATGGCTACAAAGCAGCAATCCCAACAACAAGAGCTAGAGCCAACGCTCAAACCTTCTTAACATCAAATGCCGGGGATGCCTTCAGCACAGTTCTTAACGGATTGGTTGAAAGAGCCAAGGATTACCCACCTGAGACCTTTGGTTACTACGAATACAGCGCGCCACAGTATTGCAAGATTGATATCTCATCAGATGCTTTTTGGCGTAATGCGGTAGTGCCAAGTAATCCCGCACTTGGCTACACAGTGACAAAAGAATCGATTGAAGAAGCTATTGCCACAGCACCTATTGAAACTACTCGCACTGAAACCCTTTGCCAATGGATCGACAGCCTTCAGTCTCCTTGGCCTCATGGAGTCTTGGAAGAAACCAGCGACAACACGCTAGAGATCGCAGTTGGGGCATATACCGTCTTTGCTTTTGATGTTAGCCCGTCAAGGCGCAATGCGAGCCTTATTGCTGGCCAGTTGCTGCCTGATGGCAGGATCGGTATTGGAATTATGGAGACTTGGAGTTCTCAGGTCGCAGTCGATGATCTAAAGATTGCTGTGGCCATCAAAGCTTGGGCTGATATCTATCGGCCGCGTTTAGTCTGCTATGACAAATACGCCACACAGTCGATTGCAGACCGATTGAAGCAAGCAGGAGTAATGACTGAAGATGTAAGTGGGCAGCAGTTCTATCAGGCCTGTGGCGATCTTCTAACTGGATTGGTAACTCATAAGGTTGTACATAATGGGCAAGCAGAATTGATCCAGCAATTTAACAACTGTGCTGCCAAGGTTAATGACTCAGCCTGGCGAATTATCAAGCGCAAATCAGCTGGTGACATCTCAGCCATCATTGGAGTCGCAATGGCAGTAAGTAAGTTAATGCTGCCAGCACCACGCCCACAAATCATAACTTGACATATGCTAGTAATCTGTCTAGGTTGTGCTATCATTTAGGCTATGGGTATATTTTCGCGAGCAGAATCAAAGCCAACTAAGCCGTCTGTCGAAGCGCAATATGCCCCTCAAGTTTTAGGCGAGTATTCACCTTATGCTATGCCGTTTCAGTATTCCTATGTAAGTAGAGAAGATGCTTTAAGTGTCCCAGCATTACAAAGATGCAGAAATCTTTTAGCTGGAACTATTGGCGCAATTCCATTAGAGCTTTACAGAAAATCAACTAACGAAGAACTTGGCTCACCAGTTTGGTTAGAGCAGCCTTCATACTCACAACCAAGATCAGTCACAATCGCTTATACAGTTGAATCGTTGCTTCTATATTCGCAGGCTTTTTGGCAGGTGGTCGAGGTTTACAACGAGGACGGCAGACCATCTCGCTTCGAATGGATTGCTAACAATCGCGTAACTGCAACACTTGACAGCACTAATACTTTTGTAAAATCTTATGCAGTTGATGGCACTACTTTGCCAATGGAAGGTCTTGGAAGTTTAGTTACTTTCCAATCTTTGCTTCCTGGCATTCTAACAACTGGCATTCAAACAATTCGCGCAGCTATCGATGTTCAGAAAGCAGCAACTATTGCTGCATCAACTCCAATGGCAACTGGTTACATTAAGAATACCGGGGCTGATCTAGATCCTAAAGAAGTTTCAGGATTACTAGCTGCTTGGCGTACTGCTCGTAACAATCGTTCTACTGCTTATTTGACATCGACTTTAGAATACAACCCAGTCTCATTTTCACCTAAAGACATGATGTACGGAGATGCGATTTTCAACTTGGCAACCGACATTGCCCGTCTTTGTAATGTGCCTGCCTATTATGTTTCAGCAGATCAAAACAACTCAATGACTTATGCCAATGTTCAAGATGAACGCAAGCAATTCTTAACATTATCTTTACAGCCATTTATCTCAGCTATTGAAGATCGTTTATCAATGGATGACATTACTGCTCGCGGCAATGTAGTTAAGTTTGACATTGACAAAAACTTTTTGCGTACTGATCCATTAGCAGAACTGGCAGTTATTGAAAAACTATTACAACTTAATCTCATTACACAAGAACAAGCAATGGAAATGACAGATCTAACACCTAACGGAAGTCAAGGTATGGAATGAGCCAGATAATCACCTTCGCAGCTGAACTCACAGCCGATTCAGCCAATCGCACTATCTCAGGCAAGATCGTGCCTCTTAACATTGAAGCAGGATCTACCAACATGGGCAAAGTTATTTTTGCTTCAGGATCAATCGAGATCCCAGATCCTAAGACAATCAAACTTCTTAATCAGCACGATTCAAAGAAGCCTTTGGGTCGCGCAGTCAGCTTCTCCGAGTCAGAGAACTCAATCGATGCTGTCTTTTCTGTAAGTCGTTCACAACGCGGTACAGAAGCATTAATCTTGGCTGAAGAAGGATTGCAATCAGGTTTAAGCATCGGGGCAGAAGTCCTGAAGTCAAAGATCAAGGATGGCGTTACTTATGTATCAGCCGCACGCTTGGTCGAAGTAAGTTTAGTGACAGAGCCAGCATTCAAGTCTGCTCAAGTTACTGATATTGCAGCGGAAGAATCTGCTGTAGAAGAATCAACCCAACCAACAGAAAGCGAGACAGCCACCGTGGAAAACACCACTCCAGCAGTCGAAGCAACACCAGTTGAAGCACCAGCGGTCGAAGCTGCTCGCCCAACTGTCACAGCAATGGCTTACACAAAGCCACGTATTGAAATCACAGCTGCTAAGTATGCAGAAAACACAATTCGTGCAGCACTAGGAGACGAGTCAGCTCGTCAATACCTACTTGCAGCAGATGACACAACAGACAACGCTGGTCTTGTACCAACTCGTCAACTAAATGAAATCATCAACCCACTTGGCACAACAATCCGCCCATCAATCGATGCAATCTCTCGCGGAGTGCTTCCAGATGCAGGTATGACTTTCGAAATCCCAAAGATCACAGTAATGCCAACAGTTGGCGAAGTTGCAGAAGGCGCAGCATTCACAGAGACAGATCAGAACTCAGCGTTCTTGTCAGTATCTGTTAAGAAGTATGCCGGACAACAGACATTCTCTGTAGAACTTCTTGATCGCACATCTCCTGCTTTCTTTGATGAGCTAGTTCGCAACATGGCAGCAGCTTACGCAAAGACAACAAACGCAGCAGTAAACGCAGCACTTATCTCAGGCGCATCACTTGATGCAACTACAGTGGCAACATATCCAACAGCAGCAGAATTGCTTGGAATTGTAGCTCGCGGATCTGCTTCTGTTTATGCAGCAACAGCAGGACTTCCAAATCCTTTCGCTCGCAACATGGTCGTGTCAACAGGACAATGGTCAAACATCATGTCTTTAAATGACTCTGGGCGACCAATCTATACCGCTTCACAGCCAATGAACGCTGGCGGTCAAGTAGCACCAACATCACTAACAGGTAATGTTGCAGGACTCAACCTATATGTAGATCCAACAAACGCTGGTGATAGCGATGGAACAATCCTTATCGTTAACCCAGATGCTTACACATGGTATGAGTCACCGACCTATAGATTGCGTGCTGAGTCAACAGCCGCTGGTCAGGTAACTATTGGTTATTACGGCTTTGGCGCAATCGCAACTAAGGTTGCTGCTGGCGCATTTAAGAACAACAAGGCGTAAGCCCACTAAGTCGCTAAGAGGGGGCATAGCCCTTGCCCCCTCTTGGTCTTTAGAAAGGAATTGGAAATGTCACTCTGCACAGTAGCTGAACTCAAGAGCGTTCTCGGCGTTGGCTCGCTGTATCCAGATGCGACAATTCAAGAAGTTTGCGATGCTAGTGATTCAGTCCTACTTCCAATGCTATGGAGTCCTACTTATTTTTCAGTAGCACACGAAAACATTGTTGGTTCAGGAACTCTTTACTTTAATGATCCTGTCAAAGAGATTTTTTATGTTGGTCAAACTGTAACGATTACCAATTCTGGTACTAATTACAATGGAAACAAAGTAATCACGGCAGTTGGCGATTACTCAATTAGCATGGCTACAGCTCATGCGACTGCTCAACCTAAGCACGCTATTGCCCCTTATGGCTCAGTTGCTTCGAGAACTTACACAGACTGGACAGCCGACATGGCTATTCAGCAAGCCGCTTTGATGATAGCTGTCGAGATCTGGCAAGCAAGAACCAGCACTTTAACTGGTTCTAATTCTGTCGATTTCCAGCCCTCACCTTACCGAATGAGCGCACAGCTTCTCGCTAAGGTCAGAGGATTGATCGCACACGCGCTAGACCCTCGCTCAATGGTGGGCTAATGCCAGCCGCGATTACGACCCTTCGAACTACCCTGGCAACAGCGTTAGTTGACAACTCACTTTGGCAGACTTTTGCCTTTCCACCATCAGTGGTTCTTGCGAACTCAGTTATTGTAAGCCCAGACGATCCGTATTTTGCGCCAAGCAACAATGCGCGCAACACAGTAAGCCCGCTGGCTAATTTCAAAATTATTATTACAGTGCCTTTATTTGACAATGAAGGCAACCTAAACGGCATTGAAACTAATGTAGTCAGAGTGTTTAATTTACTCGCTGCTAGTTCTTTGACCTATAATGTAGGCAGTGTATCTGCCCCAAGCGTTCTCAATGCTGCATCAGGTGATCTGCTCAGCTGCGAGATGTCCGTATCAATCCTAACAAGTTGGAGTTAATATGTCAGACCTAACACCAGAGGATCTAGCCTTCTTGAAGAAGATTGGTCAGATCACCGAAGCACCAGCAAAGCCAGTAACTACTAAGAAGGAAGAAGAATAATCATGGGAATTTTCTTAAATAACAAGGTTGGGTTAAAAATCGCAACGATTAATCTGTCTGACCATGTAACTGCATTTACACTTAATCGTCAGTCAGATCAGATCGAAGTTACTGCTATGGGCGACACAGCTCACAAGTTTGTTACTGGGCTCTCAGCTGACACCATCACAGTATCATTCCTAAATGACACAGCAGCAGCAAACGTTCTAGCAACCCTTCAGGCTGCTTACGGCACAACTGTTGCTTTCGCAGCAATCCAAGATTCATCAGCTGCTGTATCAGCAACCAATGTTTTATATTCAGGCACAATCTTGGTTGACAATCTAACAGACATCAACGGCGCAGTAGCCGATGAAGGTATGCTAGACCTTACATTTACTTGCAACAGCAAGACAGCAATCGCGACAACTGGTACTTGGTCATAATCTAACTACTAAAGAAAAGGGCTAACAAATGGCAAAGCTAAAGATCACAAGGGCAGATGGGTCTGTATCTGAGCATCAGATAACTCCATCGATTGAGTACGCATTCGAGGTATATGCCAAGATGGGTTTCCATTTGGCGTTCAGAACTTTAGAGCGCCAAACGGATGTCTACTGGTTGGCTTGGGAGTGTGTTCGCCGTAGTGGTGAAACTGTCAAGCCTTTCGGGGCAGAGTTTCTAGAGACACTTACTAAGGTGGAAGTTCTAGATGATAACCCGGAACTATAGGGCGTGACTCTTTCACTTACTTGATCGCGAGATTAAGTCTGGAGACACAGATCGCGCCTAATGACTTACTCGAACTTGATTCGAGAATGTTTAAGGCTTTATTACAGGCTATGAAAGATCGAGCTAAGGAGATTAAGGATGGCCAAAGTAGAAATACGCGGAAACGCTGATCTTCGCAAGGCTCTTCGCAGATTTACTCCTGATCTTGAAAAACAATTAAAGAAAGAGTTAGGCATTGCTTTAAAGCCTGTTGTTCGACAGGCTAAAAGTTTTATACCAGCTCAATCACCTATGAGTGGATGGGCAGCTCGGTCATTTTCTGAATCGAGCTTCCCATTCTTCAATTACCAAACTATCTCTAAAAACATTACTTATACAACAGGAGTCAGTAAGCCAAACAAAAATGGCTTTACTTCTATGGCACGCATTATTAACAAATCAGCAGTTGGTGCTATCTATGAAACTGCTGGAAGAAAGAATCCAGATGGACAGCCTTGGGTTGGCCGCAAAGGTAGTGGATCTTCTAAAGGCGTAAGCCGTTCAGTTAATCCCGGTGCTGGCGCAACATTTATCGCTAATCTTGATCCTCTTACTAGCAGCCTTAAGGGTCGCGGTCGTTTGATTTATCGCGCTTGGGCTGAGAACAAAGGCGTGGCAGAAGGCGCAGCACGCAAAGCAATAGATAAAGCAACATCAGAATTTTATGCTAGAAACCAAAAACAAACGTTTAGAAAGGCAGCCTAATGGCATTTCCAGAAATTGTTATTGGTTCGTCTTTTGATGCTAAAGGTTTTAGACAAGCTGAAACAGCAGCAACAAAACTCAATAAAACTATTAAGAATTTGGCAGGTACTTTTGGCATAGCTTTTGGTACTAAAGCAGTAGTCAATTTTGGCAAAGCTTCTGTTAAAGCATTTGTTGAAGATGAAAATGCTGCTCGATCATTAAGCGTAACAATCAAGAACCTTGGCTTAAATTTTGGTAACAATACAGTTTTGGTTGGTCAGTTTATTGATAGCGTTGAAAAGCAAACTGGTGTGCTTGATGACGAATTGCGCCCAGCTATGGATCGCCTTTTGCGTGCGACTGGAAATGTTGCGGAATCTCAAGAATTATTGAATCTTGCTCTTGACATTTCAGCAGGCACAGGCAAGACAGTTACCCAGGTATCACAAAGCCTACAGAAAGCCTATCTAGGTCAAACTGCCGCACTTGGTCGATTAGGCGTAGGTTTGTCTAAGGCTGAACTCGCAACAGGTGAATTTGAAGATATACAACAAAAATTAACTAAACTCTTCGCTGGTCAAGCATTAAGCGCAGCTGAAAGTTATGCTGGACAATTAGCCAAGCTACAAGTAGCAGCCAATAATGCTAAAGAAACTATTGGCAAAGGCTTAGTAGATGCTTTGAAATTGCTTGCTGGAGACACAAGCATTGATCAGTTAAATAAAGGATTGGAAACAACATCGCTTTATGTTGCTGATCTTATTCGCGGCGTTGGTTTATTTATTCAAAAACTTAAAGAAATACCTGTAGCAGGTAAAGCCTTTCAGATACCTTTAGATGGTTATATACAAGCCATTCCAGTAATAGGTGCGTATATCAGCATTCTTGCCAATATGGGCAAAGAAATGCGTTTACTTGAAGGCGCAGGCGGGGGCGGTGGATTTACTGACTCACAGAATGCTGCTCGCCTTGCTGCTGAAAAGAAGGCCAAAGCCGATGCTAAAATCGCTGCCACTAAATTAGCAGCTGATAAGAAAAATGCTAAGGCCGTTGCTGCAGCTAAGATCGCAGCTGATAAAAAAGCTGCTGCTAACAAAAAGATATTAGCTAAAGCAGAATCAATCTTTGACCTTGAGAAGATTCAGATCGAAGCGGCACTTAAAGGCAAGATCTCAGCCGATGAAAAGCTACGCCTAGAGTTACAACGCGCTATCCTTAATGAAGATTATGAACTAGCAGATAAGTTACAGAAGAGACTAGAAGCCTCACAGCGAGCCACAGCAGCCCTTCAGGGCACACTTGCGGCTATCAAGCCAGTGCCTAGCCCATTTGATGAATGGATTAAATCTCTTAAGGAGATTAGCGATTCTCTTTCTAAGATCCTTGG